ATAGAACTTCCCATTTTCAGTATCATGAGCAATCCAGACACAAGCAGTAGGATGGTCCCAACCAAAATCCAGAGCACAGATTCGAGGCCAATGATCAGGGATCTGAAAAATCTCACTCTTAATAAAATCTTCATCCACCGGAAATACCAGACCTGAACCGAGTACCGGAATCCCTTTGGATCGCATATCCCTCTCATGCGGAGGCAATGCTGCCAAGATCTCTTCTTTCGTTTCAGGGTCCAGGTGAGGTGCATCATCCCAGGTTGCATGAAATAACTGCTGTTTCGGCTTCAGATCATTCATGAACGAGCTCACGACTCGTGTAACTCCCTTTTCAGGAGTGAATGTCATGTACGTCAATCCGGAGGTTTTGAGCGTTGCACGGAGAGCTTGTGAATAAATTGGTTGAGGTGGTTCCTCATCCATCCATACCACATCGACTGCTTTACCCATCCATTGCTCGGCTCCCTGCTCATAAGACTTGAAAAATAACTTAGAACTCTTTCCCGATAGATGTTTGACCAGAACGGTCGAAAACGCGTTTGGTATGCCTGGAGAACGCTCTTTGGATAAAATGCAATCTTTTGGAATTGCTCCTTTACCGAAATCTTCTTCATCTCCAGGTTCTCCTAAACACTCTGCTTGTACTATGTCTCTGGTGTTTGCAGAAGTATTTCCTGCAGCCCAGGCTTTGATAGGTCTGTCAAATCGTGTCCCATCCCACCATTCGGGATACTGACCGGTAAGGTGTACCGCCAGTTCAAAAGCACCGCAGAAAGTTTTTCCGGTCTTGTTTGCAGCCATAAGAAGCTTCTGTCTGGCTTGATGACCCTCATCATCCTTTCCTGAATGAAAAGAGCGTTGGTAATCATAAGGCTTGTACCATTCCAGTTTGTTGGTTTCCTTGACCTCCTGGATCTCTGAAATAAGGGATACTGCCTTTTCTAACATTAGACTCCGTAATACATCTCTGTAAGCTGTTGTTCCGTTACATACTTGTATTTTTTAGAACCAGGGGGCTCCTCAATCCTAATCTTTCCTTTGTTGTATCCAGGACGGTTTCTAAGCTTTTCTTTATACCGTTCCCACTTTTCAGGATCTCTTGGAATTTTCCTGATACGATCCATATTTTCGGAACTCCTCGTCTGCTTCTGTAAACATCCACAGCTCTTACACTTCCCATTCGCCACATGATCGTACCTTATTGGTTTTTCTTTCCCACATTCACACCGGAAAACATAAACCTTCCTTCCTCCTGAATCCCTTCCATAATACCGGACCACCGTAAGCTTCGATCCTTTGATCCTTCCTGTAACTGCTCTCACCGACCAAAATTCGCATACAGTCTCAAAATCATATCCACATCCTTCTCAAAAGATCTCTGAGACTCCATCGATTCTCCTGGTCCCAGAAGAACACAATACCCACTCTGAATGTTATCCTTCTGAATCTTTCTCATCGATCTGACTGCTATCAGCAATCCCCTCTCTAATTCAGCAAGCGTTTTTCTGGTGAGGATTTCTTTTCTTCTACTTTCTTCCCTAATAAGACCTCCGCTTTTTCCTGACCTACTACCGAAATTAATTCTGCTTCCAACTCCTTCACCGATTTCTTCTCAGTCACTTCCTCAACCCTGGTAGTCGGCTGATACCCTGCTCTGTCCAGTAAATCCTGGGCAGCCTTCAATCTTACCGCTTCACTCTCTCCAGAATTCATCAACGTCTCAATTACATGAGCAGCCTTTGGTGCAGATGAAGAAAACCTCTCCTTCATCCCCTTTAAAATCAAATCATGCAACTGTCTCTTTAATCGATTCGCTTCTACTGCAAACTTCTGAGGATCATCTTTTTCATAACCGGCTTCCTTTGCAGCCTTAATGTGATCCCCATGTTCAATCATCCTCTCTACAAAGATCTTCCTCTTCTCAGATTTGATCGAACCTACCCTCTCCTGAATACTCATTTTAAAGATTTAGGCTTTTCATCAACTATTTTAGAAATACATTCTTCATGGACTGTTTCTTTTCTATGAATTGCATTTCTTTTTAAACCATGTCCAAAAGCATGAAAAATTCCGTCAACGGCATAAGTATCATCAACTTCATACCAGACTGTTCTTACTACCGTCTGTTGCGTTTTTACCCATCTTGTTTTCGGTTTTCTGGATGCTGAAGAAGTTGAAATCGCTTTTGTGGTTAAACTCACTTCTTCCCCATATTTCGGTAATTGTATTTTGTTCTTTTCAATAACCCTGTCAGAGACAAAGATTGAGTTTCTTTAAACTCAGGATTTTCTTTTGTCCAATGAGATCCGCTTTTAGGAGGTGTGTAATTAAAATAACCCGTAGAAAGTTTTTTTAACCATTTACCTAATGAAGACCCTGCCTTGTTTAAAGCATCTCTTCTAGGATCTGATTCTTTCCAGTTTCTTTTCACTTCTTCGATCCACCCTTAGAAGCATTCGCAACCATCCCCATGACCTCAACCATCCAATGCCTCTCATGTTTACAGAAATTCTGAAATCGCATGATCGCTCCTAAATCATACTCTTCCCCCTTCAACATCTTCTTAGACTCCGATTCTGCATTCTTTCTTGCTTGTGCTTCTGTCATATATTCTCTTTCTGCAATGTAATATTGCTATTGTTTTAGATCTCCCGAGTAGAGGATTAGGTAGTCTCTGGCTACCAGGGAGACGCGTTTTATGCCCCCTCCCCCCTTTACTTAAGATTTCCGAGAAGGATATATCCCCTTGTGCATCGCATGAGTCTGATTCTTGTTTGAATCCTTCAGATTCAAAACGAATCATCCTCTCCCTTGGGATTCTTCTCGCCTTTAGTATCTTCAGCCAGAGATCAAAGTCAACTCTAAATGTACTCGATACATCTGGAGTTGACTACACATACCATCCACATCATCTCCAGATCGCTCTCTATTGAGATGTTTTCATCTCTTGAGTATAGAGAGATAGATCTATATTTAAGCAATCCTTCAGATACAAGATTCATAGAGAAATACATATTGGGGATACAACGCTAGTCTTTAGGAAAGAGAGATATATAGTTATTTAGCTGTTTGATAGAGATCATCGTTAGATAGAGATCTATCTCTATAGATATATATATATATTAATAAGCGTTAGATACCCGACTGATACGTTTCGATAGACAAGAATCTTCTGACTGATCCTGCTTAGGAACCCATCAAACTTTAGTGCGATATAAAACGGCGCTCTAGTTTTCTAAAAGCAATCTCTGACGAGATTGTTAAAGAAAACCGATGCCTCTGGCGAGTCACCGCCCATTCGGGTTCCGATCACCTATCGCTTCCGATCTCCGATCGGGATGTGGATGCTCCGCAGGATTTATATAATGAGGGATTACTCCCTCAAACTCCCTCTAGCCAGCTCTGCTGGTTCATAACGGTCAAATCATTATTTATCAATTTGAACCGCTTCACTTAACAGATTCTCGCCAGCAAGCTGTCACGAATCTTCACGTTCCACGGACATAACTATTTAGTCTCCGCTTACGCTACGACATATCTAATAAATAAAGATTTGGGTGCGGGGGCGTTTTATAAATTTTCTCGCAACTTCGTTGTGAAATAAACGAGAAAATTTAAAAACTCCCCCCACCAGGGGAAATGGTTTGTAACCATTTAGCCTTTAATTATAACACTTATTTGCAAGGAGACTTATGCAACAGAACAGAATGAAACTCGCATGGACTTATTTTAAGTCTTATCAACCATATTTAACATTCGATGAATGTTTAAAACTCGTTTCATCATTTAACAGAAATGAAATTGACAAAGAACAGGCCAAACTTGCAAAAACATGGCTGATTCAACAATCATTTTCATTTCATCACGGCTTCCACGCATGGAACAATATCACCGACCAGGGTGATCGATTTTCCAGCACTTTCAAAGCTTTTCAAAAGCATACATGGTTCACCATCGACCACGCTATAAAAGCAGTTAAGCTTTGGAAGCTTTATCATTCAAAAATCAATAATCTAACAATCGGCAAGTATTA